TCAGATGTCTAAACCTGCAAATCCAAAGCTATATGCAAGAGCAAGAGCTATTGTAAAAGGAAGAGTTAAGAAATGGCCTAGTGCTTATGCTTCAGGTCAGTTAGTTCAGCAGTACAAGAAAATGGGCGGTACATATAAATCATGAGTTTAGACAAATGGTTTAATGAAAAATGGGTAGATATATCCACAAAGAAAGATGGCAAACATCCTCCTTGTGGTCGCAAGATGGGTGATGGACGCAAATACCCGAAGTGCGTTCCATCATCCAAAGCTTCATCTATGAGCAGTTCTGAAAAGAAAACCGCTACAGCAAGAAAACGTAAAACTAACCCTAGCGGTGGTGGTAAAAAACCAACTTATGCGAGGACATAATGGCAAAGTCAGCGGCATGGCAACGTAAAGAAGGTAAAGACCCTAAAGGTGGACTTAATCGTAAGGGTCGTGCATCTTTGCGTAGGCAAGGGAAAAACATCAAAAGACCTGTATCTGCCAAGCAAGCGAAGAAGTCTCCAAAAGCTGCCGCTAGACGTAGAAGTTTTTGTAAGCGAATGATGGGTATGAAAAAGAAGCTTACATCTAAAAAGACGGCTAATGACCCTAATAGCCGTATCAACAAAGCACTTAGGAAGTGGGATTGTTAATGTCAGAAGAACTACAAGCAGAAGAACAGGTAGAAACCAATGAGGTTCAGGCTGGAGAGTCGGAGCAACCTTTGGAAACTACTCAAGAAAGACCTGATTGGCTTCCTCAGAAGTTTGACAGGCCAGAAGAACTAGCCAATAGCTACAGTGAGCTAGAAAAAGCATTTTACACTCGTAAAGAAGATTTACGAAATCAAATTGTTGGGGAGTTAAATGAAGAGGCCTCTAGTAATGCTCCTATCAGTCCTGCTGATTATGAGTTAAAGATAGAAGCCCCAGAGGGATTAGAATACAACGTATCTGACGATGACCCTATGGTTGATTGGTTTAGGGCTACTGCCCATAACTATGGATTATCACAAGAAGAATTTACTGGCTTAATGCAGGAATATGTTTCTATTGATGCCCAGCGTGGTCCTGATTGGAATGTTGAGTCTGAGCAGTTAGGCGAGTACGCAGACAAAAGATTAGAGCGTGTTGACGGTTGGGCTACAGCTAATCTGTCTGAAGAAGCCTATACTGTTTTTGCAAATGTTCCTGCTTCTGCTGGAATGGTTCAGTTGTTTGAAGAATTGATGGAGTTAAATGGACAGCCACAATTCAACATGACCACTGAAACAGACTTCCAAGAGCGTTTAAGTTTAGACGACTTACGCAGTATGCAGAATGACCCTAAATATTGGAAAGACAAAGACCAAGCTTTTATCGCAAAGGTAAGGCAAGGTTTTGCCCAATACTCAAGGCAGAATGGGTAATGTGAATTGGCATTTACTTTTTTCTGTGAAATTATGGTTTTACTTGAAGGCCCAAAAGCGAGGGATAATCTTCGGACCCCAAGCCAATGGATAACCAGACAGCCAAAAACTGAAACTAAACTTAATTAAAAGGAGTGTGTTATGGCAACACCAACTATTTCCACTTCCTTTATCGAGGAGTTTGAATCTGGCGTCCACATGGCTTATCAGCGCATGGGGTCGAAACTTCGTAACACTATTCGTACAGCGAATGGCGTTAAGAATAAAACCACGTTTCAAAAAATCGGTAAGGGTTTTGCTACTACCAAGGCTCGCCACGGTAATGTAGCTCCAATGAACCTTGAGCATACAAACGTCAACGTCACTGTTGAAGATTACTTCGCTGGTGAATGGATTGACGATTTGGATCAACTTCGCATCAATCACGATGAGATGATGGTCGCTCAACAGTCAGGTGCATATGCCCTTGGACGTAAGACTGATGAACTCATTCTTGCGGCAATGGATGCAACAACGAATAACCACAACGAAACAAGTAATGGCGTTACTCTTGCATGGGCCTTAGGCCTTATGGAATTGTTTGGCAATAACGATGTACCAGATGACGGTCAGCGTTATGTTGCTGTTGGTTGGGAACAGTGGTCACAGCTAATTGACCTTGATGAGTTTTCTCGTCAGGAATATGTTGGTGCTAACGACCTTCCGTTCCAGAATGCTATGACAGCTAAAAACTGGCTTGGCTTTATGTGGTTCCCGTTCTCAGGGCTTGATTCAATCAACTCTGATGCAGACCGCAAATGCTTTGCTTGGCATTCATCCTCAGTAGGCCATGCTATTGGTGCAGATGTTTCTTCAAACATGCAGTACCATAACGATAAGGACGCATACTTTGTTCTGAACAAAATGCAGATGAACTCAGTCCTAATCGATGCAAATGCTTGCTTTGAACTTCAGCTAAAGAAATAAGGAGAAGGACAAATGGCACTAGTAGTTGCAGACTTCACCTTAGTCAATTATTCAGGAAATGGCTTCCACATTTGGCACTACAAATCAACAGCCGATGCACTGAACACAATTGATGCGGCTGGTTACTTTAATTCAAAGTCCAGTGAAATCAATGTTGGCGATGTTATCTTTATCAATGCCTCTAATGGTTTTGGTATTGCGACAGTTGTTTCTAACGCAAGCGGAGTTGTCGATACAGGCGACATCGTGAGCATGACAACTGATAGTCGTTAATGGCTAAGACACCTACAAAGAAGGAGGCGGTGAAAGCCGCCCCTTCTACCCCTAAGACAAAAGAGAAAACTGTCCGTAATGGCAAAGTAACTTTTGGCAAGGGCGTGACACTTGGAAAAGGAGTTTCCTGATGGCTTTTAAGAATTGTCCAAATTGTCCTACAAGGGCGAAATGCCGTGAAGCTGGCAAATGCCTAATGAAATCTTATGAGGGCAAAAAAATGGGTAACGACAAAACTAAAGATTACTCTAAATAGAGGTTTCTAATGCCAACAACTCCATCCACGGATATTGAGGTTGCACAAAAGGCTATGGTCCTTATTGGATTAGAGCCTTTGACTTCATTTACAGACAACACTGATGAAGCACTTGTAGCCAACACAATATACGAAGATGTTGTTACAGATTGTCTTGGTCAGCATAATTGGAACTTTGCTACTGGTCAGAAAACTCTTTCTCGTTTATCAGATGTTCCTGTTGACCGATGGGATGCGGCTTATGCATTACCAACTAACCCAGAAGTTATGCAAGTCATTACGGTAACTATTGAAGATGCTCCACAAAGATATGACATCTATGAGCGTTATGTATATATGAACGCACAAATAGATGATGCGGTTGTTCTTAACTACGTCTTTAGACCAGAAACTCAATATTGGCCTCCTACATTTACTATGTGGGTTATATTTAGACTTGCATCTGTATTGGCTTTATCTGTTACAAGAAAAGGCGATGTAGCTAACTCCTATACACAGCTTGCAGAACAGCAGTTTAGAAAAGCCAAAGCTAGGGATTCACAGCAAGTAACAACCCAAGGGCTAAGACTTAGCAGATACCACAGAGCAAGACTTGGTAACGGTATATTCCAAAACATAGAAGGCACATAATGAATGGCACTTCTCAGGCAGTTTTATACAAATTTTACCGCAGGAGAGTTATCTCCTCTGTTGTCTTCTCGCATTGATTCTAATGCATATAAGAATGGCGTTAAAAAGCTTAGAAACTTTCGTGTTCTATCTCAAGGCGGTATAAGAAGAAGAGGTGGCCTTCGATTTCTTCAAGAGCTTTCTGATATACCTTATCAGACAGAGCCTTATGTATATGATGAAGATGAGGCTTATATAGTTCTTTTTAGCAATGCTCGTGTAGACATTGTTGACATTACTGACCCTACAAATATTGCAGACTCAATAACAGGATGTCCTTGGACAACTGCAATGATTAGTCAACTTCGTGTTGCTCAATCTGGCGATACAATGATTATTGTTCACCCTGATATGCCTATGCAAACATTAAAGAGAACTGCGGTAGACACCTTCTCTAGAACTGCATACGCATTTGATTCGTCTGATGGCTTTATTCATCAGCCCTATTATAAGTTTGCGGCACCTGATGTAACTCTTGACCCAGCAAGCACAACTACAAACAATCAAACAATAACTGCAAGTGCGGCTATATTTAGTGCTGATTGGGTTGGTGAAGAAATAGAATTTATTGATGCTAATGGTGCTGTTCACCATATAGAAGTAATTGCATATCTATCTACTACTACTATTACAGGTAAGTTTGATACTGCTCCTCATAACGGAAACGCTAGAACAACTTGGTCTGAGCAAGTATTTTCAGCAAGGCATGGATATGCTCGTAGTGTTGTTTTTCACGACCAAAGATTAGTGTTTGGCGGTAGTCGTGATTTACCTAATCATATGTTTTTCTCTAAAGCTGGTCAGTTTTTTAATTTTGATGTTGGAACTGGTTTGGATGATGAGTCTATTCAAGTACAGATTGCTGAAAACCAAGTATCAGAAATTAAATCCTTGGCTTCATTTAGACATCTATCTATCTTTTCATCTGAGCAAGAATTATATGTCCCAACAACGGAAAACAAGCCATTAACACCAGCTACAATAGCTATTAAGAAGCAAACCTCTTATGGAAGCGGTGCAGTTGCTCCTGTCGAGTTTGATGGTGCATTGGTGTTTCTTACTAAATCAAAAGGTGCTGTAAGAGAGTTTGTTTTTTCTGATTTAAGCCAAGCATATAATTCTGATGCATTAACTTTGCTATCTTCTCATCTTATTGGAACTCCAACACAGCTAGTTTCTCAGAGAGAAGCAACAGACCAAGTAGAAGCTTATCTGTACCTTGTAAATTCAGAAGGCAAGATGCCTGTCTTTATGTCTATTCGTAAAGAGCAGTTACAAGGATGGGGAGAGTATTCTACTGTAGGTAGCTTCAAAAACGCAGTTGTTGTAAACAGGCGTGTATATTGTGTATGTGAAAGAACGATAAACGGCTCTACTTTTACAAGCTTAGAAATTATGGACAATGACTATCATGTAGACTGCTCTCAAAAGTACACAAGCGGCTCTGCCACAAAGAACTGGACTATTGCACATCTTCCTAATACTGAAGTTGTTGTGAAGTCAGATAATTATTCTATGGGTACATATACTACAGATGGTAGTGGCAATCTTACATTAACTGAAGAGGTTACTTCGGTTGAAATTGGCTTGAACTTTACACCAGAGCTAACCACATTGCCTCCTGAGTTTCAGTTGCCAGACGGTATATCTGTTGGTCAGAAACGTAGAATTGTTCGTGCTGTTTTAGATTTAAACGAAACACTTAATGTAAAGACAAGAGGGACTACTCTTTTAATAAGAAGAGTTACAGATGACTTTTCATTGCAACCTGTTCCAATTACCACAAGGAAAGAGGTTTATTTACTTGGGTGGTCATCTGAGGGTACAGTTACTATAACTCAAGACCAACCGTTGCCCCTTACAATTAACGGTGTATTGCTAGAGGTAGAAGTATAATGGGCGTTGAGATGCAAATTGCCAGTGTTGTTTTAGGTTTAGGCGCCGCTAGACAGCAAAAAGGCGTCTACGAAATGGAAGCTCAGTCTTATAAAGAGCAGGCTGATATGGCTAAGATACAAGCTGGTCAGCAAGAAACTGAGAGAAACAGAAAGTTAAGGATGCAGATAGCATCACTTGGCACATCCTCTTCTGCAAGAGGTGTTACTATTGGCACATCAGGTTCAACAGGAGCTTTGATTAGAGATGAAAAGGATATGGCTAAAGCAGACATTAATAGTATTAGGCTTATGGGTTCTTCTGCTAGACGCAAGTTTGGTATAAGTGCTGCTGGTTCTCAAGCGGCTGGAAAGGCTTCCACTCTTGGCGCTTTGTCAAAGGCTGGTACTGCGGCTTACTCTATTCATAAAGGTAATAATTGATGGCTTTTAAAAAAACACAAGGTCGGTCTGCATTTGTATCTCCTGTAGGTGGCCCAGATTTGTCTGGATTTAAAAAAGCGGCATCTATTTATGAGGGTGTTGCTAATCAGGCTTATAATATTGGTCTTGATGTAAGAAAGTCTCAATTCAACGATGCTATTCTTCAAGCAGAGATAGATGGCAAAACTGCTGGCGTAACATACAGCGTAGATAAAGATGGCAATAGAACACTTGTTCCTCTCACCAACCTCGACTACGGCAAAGAGTCTGAGTTGTTTTCAAGCCGTGACAGAGATGCTGTATTAAGGCAATACAGAAAGTCTGCTATAACATCCTATGTAGCAAATGCTACCATTGATATTGAGAGTGCCGCTAATCAAGCATTGATTGCTAACCCAGCTAATCCAGATGGCATTAGGGGTTCTGCTAGTGGTTATTTTGCAGGAATTAGTGACTTAGATGATGAGGTATATTCTGCATTAGGCCCAAAGGTTGATGCGGCTTTTAAGGTAGCTGAAAATAAAGCCCTAGCCCAACAGCAACAGAACACAAGAGCAGACCAATCTAACTCTGCTGTTTCTCTTATTGATTTGAATACAGAAAAGCTTGGTGTCCTTTACTCAAAGGGTGCTGGTGATACAGACGAATCTCAAGTCGGTCACGAGCTTATGGTTAGTGAGCTTATTGAGGAGCAAGAAGAGGCTTTTAATGTACTTAAAACAAATGGTGTTTTAGATTCAGATATACAAAAGCTTAGAGACAAAAGTGCTACTGTTATTGCGTCTAGAGTTGGGCAAGCCCACATAGAGAGAATCTTTACAGCAGAGGGAGAAGCTGGCGCATTAAGAGCTATTGGTGGGATTGTTAAAGACGCTCAAACAAACCCTTCAGTAGATGCTGACACTCTTTCTACAGTATTGTTTAGAACTGCAAGCCAAATGGAAAACATTAGGAGAGCAGAGAGGTCACAGGAAAAATTTAATAGGAACGCAATATATCAACAGATTATTAAAGACATATATATTAACGGATTAAATGTTGATGATATGCTTTCAAATCCAAAGCACATGATATGGAATCTTGAGGGTGGTCAGCTTGCTTCTGCAGTTAGCCAAAGTGAAGCTAGGGTCAAGCAAAACATCAATGATATATATTCTGGTTCTAGTGCTGTTGTAGGAGCGTGGTCTTCATTAGTCGGGACTCCTGATGAATTTTTAATTATGGATAATTATCAAGATATTAAACAACAGTTTGTTGATGGCGAAATTGGTTATGACAAATGGCTTCCTGTAAGAGAAAACTATCTTGCTTATATAGACAATATTGCCTTTCAAGAAAACAGAAATTTAGCTGGCCTAGCAATTAGCAAAGAACTTGGGGATACAAGTTCATTTGCGGCTTCTCCTGTTTATTTTGAGTCGATAATTCCTTCCTTAGTTGAAAAAGGCGTAATAGGGAAAAATGGTGCATACGGAGATGTTTTTAAATATCAAAGCGCCGTTAATTCTTATGCTAAAAAATACAAAAAACACATTGCAGATGTAAATCTTTTGGCAAGAGCAAAAGGCAATGCACGTTTAGGCATTACTCTTACTGAGGCAGAAAGAAATATATTAGTAGAAAAAGAAGGGGCAGATATTGCTATTTTAAATGACGGAACCATCACTCAAATGGACCTTACAAGTTCAGACCCAGAACTTTTTGAAGCATCCGTTGATACGGTTGATAGATTTGCCTCTGTAACAAATGGTTCTTTGCATCCTCAAGCCGAAAGAATTATTAAACAGTCACTTTATAATCCAGAGGCCGCAGAAATTTCTATGCGAATAATGGGTCAAATTGTTTCTGCTATGCAAAAAGAGCATGGTCGTGATTATAAATCTCATTTGTCAGACTTTTATGATAAAAACAATATATCAGATGACCAAAGAGCATACTTCAAGCTTATAGGTGATATAGGTTCAGTTGACCTTGCTAGAGAAGTATTTCAAGCTGGAAAGAAAGTAGACCTTAATCGTGACTTGTCTTCATATATTGGTCAAAGAAAAGATGGCGAAACTATTGATGTTGCGGTAGATAGAGAGTTTGACGAAGTATTTGCTGAAGCCACACATGGACATGATTGGTGGTCTATGTTTAATCCTCAAATTAGTGAGTTTAGGCAAAGACAATTGGAGGAGTTTGCTAGAGCAGGTGGTTTGAAGGTAGCTGAAATTAAAGGTGCAACCGTTAAAGACCCCGTTATAAGACAAGCAATGAAAGATATTTACTTTTCTAGACTTATTGAAAGCAGAGGAATAGGCGCTAAAAAAGAAATCATGCGTGATGTAATGATTACAATGGGCAAAAGATTTGGTTATCAAGAAAATCCTGAGACTGGAAAAGTTAATTTAGTTGAAAGACCTATTCTTACATACGCTCAAGCTACTGTTCCAGTTACTAAGTTTGGAAGTGAAACGAAGCCTAACATTGAATTAACTCAAGAAAATATTGACAATGATGTTGTTAATAAAATTATGGCTGGAAATTCTTTTATGTCTAAAGAAATGGCTGAAGGCCTTAGTTTAGTTGGCTCTGATTCACCATTAAATAAATCATATTTACACTATACAGCTAATGATAATTATGGTGGTCCACAAACTTATACAGTGACTATGGTAGATAGAGATGGAAGACCGTTTGTTGTTGCTGACTCTTATAGCTATGATTTTAATCATTCTTCACAAAACGAAAATTACCAAAAAGCAGTAAATTCTCTTAAATCAGATAAAATGAAACAAATTTGGTCTATGGCTGGTTTATTAGATAGGCAAGTTTTACAAGGTAGTTTTGATGCGTATGAAAGAACTCAAAACGACAGAAGCCTAATTCCTCTTATGAATGGGATTAAGGACATTATATACAATACAAGTCCAGGAGCGCCTCCTGAGTTTATTGAACAATTTGGGAGTCCTTTTACAAAAGAAGAAGCCTCAGAATTTATGTATATGTTAGAAAGTTTTTATGGATTGGGTTGGAAATAATGAGCAATATTGATTGGGATTTTATTAAAACTCTAGAAGGAAACAGCCTTACAGGTACGGTTCCTGATGCAGAAGGCTCTAAATCTGGCGTTACTATTGCCAGTGGGTTTGACCTTGGGGCAAGAGCTTTAAGTGACCTATCTGGTTTGCCTCAAGATATTATTGATTTGCTAACACCTTATCTTGGCTTTAAAGGTGCTAAAGCAGAAGAGATGGCAGGGAATCTAAAAGTATCAAGTGAACAAGCCAATATCATTAATGAGTTTTCTAAAGCTGAAGCAACAGAAAATCTATCTCGTAAATGGAAAGAAAAAACAGGACAAGAGTTTTCTGAGCTTCCAAAAAACAAGGCTACT